AAATCTTGTCTGTCTGTCTGGTAAATGGCAATCTCAGAATCCCGCCGCCGCCTTGACGTTGGCGACCTGGCGGGCTTGCGCCTTCGAGCGGGCTTTCACCCAGCCGATGCTGCCGGTCGGCGCGGTGGCTTTCTTGCGGCTCGGTGCGGTGGCGGCGCTCATCCGCCCCAGCCCCATGCCGATGTAGGCGATGGTGTCCACGAAGTCGTCGTGCTTGCCAGCCGGAAACGAGAGCATCTGCGCCCGTGCTGCCTCCCACCACGGCGCGAAGCCGGGGAACCGCACCTTGCCCATGCTCATCCGCCCGCGGATCGACTGCGCCCGCGTCTGCTTGTCCTTCACCGGCACCACCTCGTCGATGGCGCAATAGACGCTCTCCTCCTGCATCCGCTTGCGTAGGAATGGCGCGATGGACTTGGAGATGTGGCCGCGCTCCGCCCACCAAATGAGCGGCTTGTGGCGGGCCATCATGTCGAGCATCGCGTCCACCACGTCATCGGTCTGCGCCCTGCGCCACCAGACATCCGGCAACACCCAGATCGTCCCTTGGTCGTCCACGCCCACCGGCAACAGCACGGTGGGGTCGCGGTCCTGCGCCACCGAGACGGCGTGGTCGCTCGCGCAGTAGTAGCGGAGGTTGCGCGGCAACTCGTTCGGTTGGTAGGTGGTCATCCACTCGCGCTTGAAAAAGTCACCGTCCTCCGGGGCCGGCCGCCCTTGGTAGAGCGCGGAGAATCCCCGAGGATTCAGCCGTCGCTGGGAGTTGAGAAATTCCTTGGTGATCCGCTCAGGCCAGAGCGGTTCATCCTTGTCGCGACCCATGATGTCGTCGTCCTCCGCCAGCGCCGGGAATGAGATGATCTTCCACTGCTTCGCCTCCTCCGCGTTGTAGTGCTGGTTGCCAGGGTCGGTCAGGCGGCCCACCAGGTCATCCTCGTGCCAGCGGGTCATGATGATGACCACCCGCCCCATGCCGCCCATCAGACGGGTCATCGCAACGTCGGTGAACCAACTCCACAGCTTCTCGCGCATGGTCGAACTGTCGGCGTCCTCGCGGTCCTTCACCGGGTCGTCGATCAAGAGCACGTCAGCGCCCCGTCCGGTGAGCGCGCCGCCCGCCCCGACAAACACGCCCAGCCCGCCCTGCTCGGTCTGCACCCGGTCCGAGGCCGCGCCGCCCTTGCGGAGCGAGCACGACGGGAACACCTGCTGGTAGGCGGGCGTCTGCATGTAGGCCCGCACCTCGCGGCCGAAGTCCTCCGCCATCGTGGCCGAGTAGGAGGCCACAATCATCTGGCGGTAAGGGTCGCGCCCCATGAACCACGCCGGGAACGCCTTCGAGGCGATCTGGCTCTTGCCGTGCCGCGGTGGCAGCGTGATGATGAGCCGGGGCATGTTCCCCTTGTCCACCTCCTCCAACGCCGCCGCGAGCACCTGGTGGTGCTTGGCGACGATGTAGCGGGAAAGCTGCACGTCGTCCGGGTCCACCGGGTCCGGCATCATCAGCCGCACGAACTCGATCAGCGAGTCGTGCGCCTTCTTCGCCGCCAGCAGCCGGTGGGTCGCCTTGAGCTGGAGTTCCGCCTTTTCCAGCGGCGTCAGTTCCTTGCGCTTGGCGGGCATGCTTAGATTTTGATGCAGTAAAGCATGGCGATGTTTTTGGGGCGGGTTTCGGTGCCGCCACTCCCGCCGATGAGCTTGTCTGCCACGGCTGATGGTGTTCCGGTATAAGCAGACTGCGTGACTAAGGTGCCATTCAAATCCATAGCCATCGCGCCAACGGAATCAGTATTTGCGTTTCCAGTGGCAGTGATATAAGGGTGTCCGTGAAGTTTGACTTCATCCGCCTGATTGGTGCCGATTGCACGGGCAGGATCAATGTTTCTGCTATTATCAAGACCACGCACAAAATACCCGCGCAAGTCGGGAAGGTTGAAAGTGGTTGATCCGTTGCCAGGTCCATAGGTGGTTCCAATGGCGGTAAAAAGTGCTGGGTATCCTGAAACTCCTGCTCGATCGACTTCTCCGCCATTGGCCGCCAACCATCCTGTTGGAGCGGAGTTCATGGCGAATGCCATGACTGCTCCTGATGGCGTAAGGACCACATCGGCAGCCAGTTTCGCCGCCGTCACCGCCCCGTCCTTGATCTTGAGAGTCTCCACGGCATCTGTCGCCAACTTCACGGCGTCCACCGCGCCAGTCCCGAGCTTCGCGTTCTCCACCGCCCCTGCCTGGAGGTTCGCCGTCTGCACCGCGTTGGTCGCCAGCTTGGTGCTGTCGATGGCCCCGCCTGCGATCTTGCCGGAGGTCACCGACAAGTCCGCCAGCTTGGCGGTGGTCACCCCCAAAGTCTGGATCTTGTCCGTGGTCACGGACAGGTCCGCGAGCTTGCCTGCCGTCACCGACAAGTCCGCGAGCTTGGCGGTGGTCACGTTCAAGTTGATGAGCGCCGCCGTCCCCACCGAGTTGTTAGGAATGGTGACGACGTTGTTGATGAGTTCCGCGGACACGCCGATGACCACCTCGATGTTGTCGGTGCCTGCCGCTGGTGCCGGCGGAGAAAACGTGAGGACCGCCGGCGACGTGCCGACAATCGAATAGGTGGTCTTCTTCTGATACACCCCGCCCACATAGACCTGGGTGTTGTTCTCGTTGACCGGGTTGCGGGTCAGGGTGAACTGCGTCTGCGAGCCGGTGCCGCTGAACGTGTTGACCACCAGGTCGTCGGTCGTCGGCCGGTAGCCGAGGATCGCCCACACGCCCGCGGCGAAGTCGGAGTCGAAGCTCGCGCTGCTGGTGTGCGGCTCGCCACAAAGGTAGGGGTAGTTGTCGATGCCAGAGATTACCAAGTCTCCAGAGACGTAGTTCTGCCCAGGCGACCACTGCCCCCGGTAGTTCGAG